ATTTTTAATATAATAATTTTAAAAACATAAATGAAATAATGTATTAATAAATAATATAAAATATAACAAAAAAAAGAAGAGAAACATATCCACCACTTTAATATAAAAAATATGAAAATAATAAAGAAAATAAAAATAAAAAAGGGGACTATTACGTCCCCTTTCATTCCTTACGGAAAAAAACTATATTGAGATTACATTACAGGAATGTCTTACGCTACAGGAATATCTGTACCTAATAATGCTGAATCTAATAGATAAGCACCATTAGCAGATTTCCATTGTACAGTTAATGTAGCACCATTCATATCACCTAAAGCGACACCTAATGAAGCCACACCCTCAGTTGCTCTACCAGCGGTTTCAAGACCCAATAAGTAGTATTCACCTGCGTTAGATTTAACTACTGCGTATAGAGGGGCTCTACCGATAGCGATTAATGTATTTCTTAAGTCTTTATCTAAGTTTGTAAATTTCATAGATAAGTTAGACTCATAAAATACGGTTCCGTTTTCTCTACTGAATTGTCCCGCTTGTTCCAAACCAGCGAATTCAATATCTTGTTCAAAGTTATAAACGGTAGGTGCGTTAGTTGCTCCTGTGATAACGTTGTCAGCATCGAAGGTATAAGTCGCATCAGCGTCCCAAGTACCTAACCAAACTTTCTCAACACCACCAACAGAGTTACAATCTAAAACATAACCGTTGTCTAATATACAATTAAAAGCCATAATTATTTATTTTTATTTTCTTTATTATTTTCATATTTTTTATATTAAAGAGGGGGTTATGTTCCCCCTCTTTTTTTGGTTAGTTATTATACCAATTTAAAGTCAACAACGAACTCAGGGAATGCGAATTGAACACCCATTTTCCACTTAGCTCTAAATCTTACTTCATCATTGTCCTCACTGAAGAAAATTCTAAATTCTTCTGCGTCATTCAACAAGTCAGTACCGAAGTAAAGGTTAGCTGCTCTTGATAACATCATTCTGTTAGTTCCGTTAAGACCTCTAACTGCGATTACTCTTACGTTAGTACCTGGTACCATTTGAGAGAATTCTTGACCTTGGTCTTCAGCTCCTGTGTAGTGGAACAAGTTAGCGTCTCTTAATGCCTTAGCGTAAAGTCTATAAACTTCATATCCTACGAATAAGTGAAGGTCATCAGAATCGATAATATCTGATGGGATAACCGCTACCATATCATCAACTAAATCGATGATGTTTGCTGATGTAATAGCAGAAGCAGCAGAAGTGTTACCTGTTACAACGTTTCCAGTCTCAGCGTCAGCCAATACTAAGAATCCATCACATAATGCTAAGTTACCAGTACCACCTACTGTATCACCTTTCCAGATAATATCATCAATTACTGCGTTGATTTTACCTGCTTTTTCTTCAGCGAAGATTTGTTCAAAAGGAATTTCCTCGTTATATGAACCTGGTTGCATCATCTTTTGAGTGTAGTATGCCTCTAACGTATCTAAACAAATAGATTCGTTAATTTTAATAGGACATACAGATAAGTCTCTTTGAGTTAATGCTGTTTCACCAGCTTCGTTCCATCCACAAGCACCCGCTTGCAAAGTTAATGTAGAATCAATGATATTCACTGTCGCACTTGACTTGATGTCAGGTTGTACAGAGATTAATTGTGTTGTTCTACCTTGAAGAACTGATTTCTTAATCAATTCCATTTTCAACTCATCAGTATAAGTTGTTAAGTCTGTTACATTTAATGCCATTTTTTAAATTTTTTAATGTATTATTATTTATCTTTTTGAAAAGAATTTCAATTTATCTTCTTTGCTGATTTTTGAGAAGCTAAACTTTTCTTTGATAACTTCTTCAGCTGGTTCAGCAGCGAATTTATTAAATCTAGCTTTTAGATTTTCATTTTCAGTTTTTAATTCCTCAAAAGAATTTTTTAGATCTTTCATTTGAGATATTAAGTCTTTTAATTGTGCTGTTAATTTTGGTGTATCTTCTGTTTCCATTTCTTCCACCACTTCTTCAGTAGCTTCTTCTACGATTTCTTCAACAGATGCTAATTTACCATCTTCAATAACCACCATAAGTCCACCTTCTAATTCGTGCGGTCCATCTGGTGCTGGTTCAGTCATTGCTTCATCTAAATACAAAGCAGTTCCCTCAACTAATTCAGTACCTTCGTAGTAAATAGCAACACCATCAGTTCTCATAACGTTTGCCATTTCAACAACCTCTGTTTCCATTTCTTCTTCCACTTCCTCAGTAGCTTCTTCTTCCACTTCTTCAGCTTCAACTTCTTTAATCTCAGAGACTTTACCATCTTCAATAACTAATACTAAATCGTCCTCTAAGTTATATACTCCGTTTTCAACATCTACCTCACCATCTTCAGTGATTTCTTTTACCTCAGCTCCTTCAACCATATCGGTTACTCTAAGGATTTTACCTTCTAAAGTTTTTACATCAACAAATTTTTGAACCTCTTCTTCACTAGAAAAGAATTCTTTTATTTTTGATATTACTGTTTTTTTGTCCATAATTTTTATTATAAAATATAATTGTTATTTTTTTGTTTACTTTTGGTTATTTATAACCGAATTAAAACCATCTTTTAATTTTTTAACAGATTCAAAAGTTTTTTTTACATAATAGGCAACACCCTTATCATCATTTATTTTTCTAATGGATTCGTCTATTGAAAATCCTTCTATAAAACATAATACACCAGCACCTACTTTGGTTACTAATAAGTCTGTTTCTATAAACATTGATAATATCTGAGTATCTAAACCAAAGATTAATAAAATACCTGTTGTATAAATAACCAGTTTACTAATCACCCTAGCTAATTTTCTAGATGTAACTTGATTCTTTAATTTATAGGCTACGAATACCCCCATACAGGTATCAGCTATAATAAATAACCCCACCAATACTATTAGTGGGAATGTGGGTGCTAAAAATACAAATAGCGAAGTTAAAAGTCCTAACATATACGTTTTCATATTATTTGATTTTTAAAACTCTTTTTATTTCCTCAAATACATAATCCTCATCAGGGTGTTGTAATATCTTTTCTATTTTAGAATAAATCGATTCAGCCAATTCTTCTTCATATTTTTCAGAGAACATACCTTCTAATGAGAATCCTTTAAAATCACCTTCCATCACTTTATTTTCCCAATACTCCTTATCCTCAACAAAAAATGAAGCCATCCAAGTCCCATCAGGTAAATCTTTAAATGCTTCAGATCTAGTTCTTTCATTGATAATAAAAGATTCAATCATATAAACGTCTTTTACTTTTTTCTTGCTATCGTGTTGTTCGTTTACTTGGTGTATTTTATTTTCTTTAAAATACTTCTTCATCATATCAAAGATGGTCTTCTTGCTAAACTTTACAAAATAGTTCCCTAATATTGGTGAGAATCTAATGATGGGTGTTTCTGCTAACATAACAGGACCTGTAATTATTCTTTGGTCCTCTTTCTTTTCAAATATATGTTTTTCATTAAATGTTTGCCACTCTACTTCCGTTGCTGGTCTATCAACAAATGATATTGCTGAGACTCCAGATTCCATATCTTCAAAATCTATTTCTAAATAGATTAGTGGGAATTGTTCATTTTTCTCCATACTATTTTTAGTTAAATATTATTTTATTATTTTTGTTTAAAACTCAGAGCTTCGTTGTATTCTGCTAATCTTCTTTTGTTTGTTAGTGATTTCAGTTTCTACTACATATGCCTTAACTATAGATTGTGGTCTATTCTCAACATAAACAGAATCCTTAACATCGCCTGTAGATTTGGTTGGTCCTATTGGTGTTAATGGTATTCCTCCACCCATTTGATTAACAGCAGATAATAATTCACCGAACATTGATGATGAATTAGAATTAATAACCATTTCACCTGGTGCTAATAAAGATGGTACACTATCCATCATTGATGGTGCTCCAGGTACAACACCACCTCGTGCTGCCCTAAATTGTTGTCCAGCAATAACACCTATTTGTGCTGCCCCTAATGCTCCTGCGGTTGCTAATTGTGCTAATACTAATGGACCAATTGGTTTAAGTGGGTCAGGTGATTGTGCCAAAATAGATAATATAGCTTGGGCAACACTCATTGTTGCTGAAGCCAAATTAAATGCCTTTTCTTGTTTAAAGGCTTTTCGTCTTGCTTGTAATTCTTGTGCCTCTCTAGTTCTTTGTATCTCCCCTAATTTATTATTA